GCATTCTCTCGGAGATGGCGGCGAATGCCGGGCTCGGTGCCCGGCGCAAGGGCGCGATCTACGGCGACCTGGTCGCCGGCGCGGCCCAGGTGCCGGCGCAGATCCTCGCCGATCGGGAACGGCTCCGCGTGCAACGGCTGCAGGAGGCACGGCAGGCCGAGCAGCTCGGGTTCCAACGGCACGCCGACGCCCGCGCGACCAGCGATCAGACGTTGCAGGAACAGGCGGGCCAGCGCGAGCTGACGAAGACGCAGCAAGCGGAGCAGGAGCGCCAGGACCGCGCCGCGATCATGACGGCGGGCCTCGATACGACCGGGCCGACGCCGGCGTTCAAGTTCGAGCCCGCGGTGGCCGAAGCGATGAAGCGCGGGCGCACCAGCATCGCGAAGGAACTGATCGACGCGCACGAAACGACGGCCCAGAAGAACGCGCCGAAAACGCAGGCGGAACTCGCCGCCGATGCGGCGAACCCGCACAGCCCGACGCAGGCGCAGTCGTCCACCGCGCTCGACCTGATGCGGCCGCCGAAAGAGGCGCCGAAACCGCCCGACGTCGGCAGCTTCACCGACTACGTGCAGCGCGGCGCCGCGGCGCTAGGGAAGCCGACCAGCCAACTGACGCCGAAGGATATCGAGCAGTTTCGGAAGGCCTATCAGCAGGCCGACGATCGCCCGCGGATCACGGTCAACACCGGCCCCAATGCGCCGCCGCCGCCCGGCGACTTTGCGAAAACCGGCGAGGACTTCCTCGCGACGATTCCCGCACAGTGGCGGGCGACCGTGAAGAAAATCGCCGCCTACGACGAGGACCCGACGAAGGTCGCGTCGATGCGCGGTGGTAACCGCGAGATGTTGACGCAATGGGTCAACCAGGTGAACCCCGCGTACAAGGCGGACGAGTTCACCAACCGTGCGCCGACGCGCAAAGCCTTCACGACGGGTGTCCAGGGCCAGCAGATCAACGCCATCAACACAGCGATCGGGCACATCGATCAGTTGACGGCGCTGGCCGACGACCTCCAAAACGGCGGCTTCGTGCCGGCCAACAAAGCGGCCAACGTGGTCAAGACGATGTTCGGCGGCGCGAGTGTCACCAACTTCGACACGTTGAAAGACGCGCTCGCCGGCGAAGTCTCGAGCGTGCTCAGTAAGGGCGGCGCGACCGTGTCCGGCATCGCGGAAGCGAAAGAGAAGATCCACGGCGCCAACTCCCCGGCGCAGCTGGCCGGCTACGTCAAGACCTTGATTCCCGTCATGGGGTCGAAGCTGGCGTCGCTTGACTATCAGTTTCACCAGGCGATGGGCGCCGATGATCCGTTCTCCGCGCTGTCGCCGGACGTGAAGCGGATCCTGACCAAGCACGGGTTCGATCCGGCGCATCCGACCGTGCAGGGCGACAGCGGGGCGATCAAGGTCGGCGGCTTCACGGTCGTGGTGAAGTAATGCCGCAGACCTACGCGATCACCGCGCCCAACGGCAAAACGCTCGAGATCACCGGCGACCATGTGCCGACCGAAGCGGAGCTGCACGATATCTTCGCGAACGCCGGCGTCGACACGGCGCCGGCGGCCACGTCGCTGCCGGATGTATCCGCGCACGCCGGCGTTCCGGCGCGCGGCCGCGGCACGCAGCTCGATCTTGACAAATCGAACCGCGGCGTCGCGCTCGCGACCACGCCCCTGGCGCATCCGACCGGCATCGACGCGATCGATGGGTTCACCTCACCGGTCGGCCTGGCGTCGCTGGCGGCCGGCGGCGTCGGGATCGCGCGGGCCGGGATGGCGGGCGGCGTGACCGCGGCGGCGAAGACCGCGATCGCGGACGCCTCGCCGCTCATCAAGTACGAAGCGACGAAGACGGCGCTCGAGAAAATCGGCCTGCCGTCCCCGCTCGCGATTGCGGCCGCAATCGCAGTCTCCGGCTACAAGAAGCCGGGCAAGGCGGCCCCGGCCGGTCCGCCGTCGACCGCCGCGCCCGCTGGCGTGGAGACCGCCCAGGACGCCCTCGCGCGGCGGATGGCGAGCCCGCCGACCGCCGCGCCCGTGGCCGCCGAGGCCGCGCCCGCTGTGGAAGCCGCGGCGCCCGCCGTCGCACCGGCCGCCGCGTCGACGCCGGCCGCGGCGACGGAATTCGAGGCCGCGCGCGCCATCCGGATGGGTCCAGACGGAAAGCTCGTCGGCCGACCGGGCGGCAATCCCGCGCTCCCGGACCAGAAAGCCCTCAACGACGCGGCGATCGCCGCCAAGCGCGTCGCGTATCAAGCGAGCCTGCAGCCCGACGCAGACGCCGTCGTGAAAGCCAGCGGCAAGCTGCATTTCACCGCGCCCGAGTGGGCGGCCTTCCGCGAGCTGCGCGCGCGCGGCGTGGGGCTCGAAGAGGCGGCCACCGGCGCCCGGGCGGCGGGACAGCTCGCGCGGCAATTCGGCCTCAGTCAACCGACCGCGGCGCAAACGTCGTTTCCGAAAGGTAACCGCCGATGATCCTCCTCATCATTCTTCTCCTGCTCGTCTTCGGCGGCGGCGGCTACCGCTACGGCGGGCCGGACCACGGCCCGATCTACGGCGGCAGTGGCATCGGCCTCGTGCTGCTGATCCTGTTCGTGCTCTATCTCACCGGGCATCTGGGCGGCCTCGGGCGGCTGCGGTGAGCTACAGCTCGACGGAAGTCGTGACGATTCTCGCCGCGCTCGGCGTGCTGACCTCGACGATCGGCGCCTCGATCGTGTCGATCGTGGTCGCGGTCCGCACGGGGAAAAAGATGGACGACAACACCGCCGTCACGCTCGCGGCCAGTCAGAGCACGCATCGCATCGAAGGCAAAACCGACGTGATCTCCACGCAAACCAACGGCGCCGCCGCCCGGGCGGCCGCGATGATCGAGGACCTGCAGCGCCAGGTCGTCAGCCTGACGGCGTCGATGGCCGAACACAAACAAACCGCAGCGCTGCTCGCGCAAGCCGTGCAAGCGCAAGGCGTCCGGTCCGCGCATCGATCGACAGATGACCCTCTGAAAGTCGAAGTCGTCAACGTGCCCCTCGCCACCACGACGGAGGTTGTATGAGCCGCGCCCGCTTCACCGCGCCGATCGGCGACGTCGCCGATCCCGCGTTCACCGATCTCCTCATCGCCGCGGCGAAGAGCGACACCGCCGACGTCGTCCCGACGGCCGTCGATTGGGCCTACTGGCGCGGCATCATGCCGGTCCTCTTCGCGCGCGGCCTCGAGGTCCACTACGGCGGCGACGATCCCGGCGCCGCGATCCGGTACGCCTGGGACCGACTGATCGGCTGGCAGGCCGGCGGCGACGACGTCCCGCCCTACGGGCCGTACGCCAATCCGCCCAACGTCGGCCCCGCCGGCGGCTGGACGACGCCGCTCGTCGACGTGGGGCCCATCGATCCCCCCGTCGCACCGCCGGTCCCGCCGCCGGCGCCCGACGTCGTGACGCTCGTGCTGACCACGCTCGCGCGCCTCGAGGACAAGGTCGACGCGCTGATGGTGCAGCAGAACCAGAACACCGAGGGGATCCACCTCCACATCAACCAGGTCGTCGAGGATCTCGAGCAGACCGTCGCCAACTATCTGCCGCTGCTCGAGGCGCTGGTGGGGAAGCTCCGGCCATGACGACGAACTCGAGTCCGACGCCTGTCGCAGACGTCTCAGACACGCCGCTCCGTCCGTGGCAGGGCGGACCGCCGTCACCGCCCTTTGTCGACAACATGAAGAGTCGCGCGGGCTGCCCCGATCCGCTCGTCCCGATGATGGTCGACGCGTGGAACCGCTCGAGCTACTGATGCGATATACCGTCAAACGTATATCGGCGGTCCTACTCGCGCTGCTCCTGTTCGCGCCCGTCGTCCAGGCGCAGCCGCCGCCGGTCGAACCCTGGGCCGATCGTCTGAGCTACGGCACGGCGCTCGTCAATCCGACGGTCGCCGCGATCGCCGCCTGGCGGTCGCCGCACCGCGCGTGCAAGCTCGGGCAGCTCGCGATCAGTGAAGCCGTTGGCAATGTCGCCGTGATCACCCTCAAGCATTTCATCGTCTCGCCGCGGCCCTGCTTCGGCTGCACACCCGACGGCGAACCGTCCGGCCACACCATGAACAGCACGATCGGGTTTGCCTCGAGCTGGCGGCTCGGCGTCGGCTTCACCTGGTCGACGGCGATCCTGCGGACGACGGCGCACCGCCACACCCCGACGCAGGTCCTCACCGGCGCGCTGCTCGGGATCGCGGCCGAGGGCGCCGGGCATCTGCTGCGGTGTGGGGCATGAGCCGCGCCCGCTGCGTCGATCGGCACGGCGTCGCGCTGCGCCTGGGTGATCGGGTGACGGTGGACTGCACGATTTCGGCGATCGACGAGGCCACCTGTTTTGTCCAGGTGCGGATCCGCGCCAACGAGCGGCGCGCCGTCGCGGTCCCGATCGATTACTTCAACGCGTACGCGGATCAGGTCGTCAAACTGCCCGAGCCGATCGGGCGCACGGATCGCTGGGCATGAAGAAACGCCGCCGGCACCTGCTCGCCGCGCTACTCGCGATGCCGGATCAAGGGTTTGACTTTTTCGTGCTCGCCGCGCTCCCCAGTACCGCCAACGGCGTGCAACAGCAGATCTGGCCCGACAGCCTGCAGGGGTTCGACCACGACACCGACCAGGCGATCCGCCGGTGTCGCCAGGCCGCGCGGGAGTACCTCGACGATGCGCGCGGCCAGATGTTTGTCGGGGAGCATCAGCGGCGCGATCGGCCGCGCGGGCGCGACGACGGGCGCTGATCGCCACGCGACGCCGATCCACCACACCAGCAGACACCACGTATAGACCGACCCCAGGGTGACCGCCTCGAGCATTGACGTGTACGGATAGATCCACGACGCTTGCACCCACCACGCCGGCGCCGCGCAGAGCGTCGGCCGCCGGACCGTGCGCGCCTGCCAACACGCGATCGCCGGCGGCCCGAGCACGACCCAGTACTCGATCCACGACGCCGGGAAACACAACAGGCACGTCAGCAGCAACAGCAGCCAGCCGCGCGACGCGTCGGGATCGGTCGCCGCGCGCCACGTCCCGACGAGCGCGACCGGCGCCGCGATCGCCAGGCCGAGGATCGTCGCGGCCGGCAGCCCGGGCGGATTCACGAGCGCGCCGCTGCGCATGTAGACGATCCGCGCCGGAATCGCGGCCAGCGCACTATTCACCGAGTACCAGCCCCAGGTCACCGAGGACAGCGCGTGCAGCCAGGCGAGATGCTCCGGCCAGCCGAACACCGCGAGCCCGACGGCAAAGCAGCTCAAGCCCGTCACGACTGCGATCGCCGCCGCGCGGTACTGCCGGCGCCAGAGCAGCCAGATCACCGCCGGCGCAAACAGGAGCTTGAGACTCCACGCGATCCCGATCCCGACAGCGGCGCGCGACCAGCGACGATCCTCGAGCGCGAGCCAGATCCACGCGAACAGCGCGGCGACCAGGCCCGTCACCTGCGCCGACGCCGCCCAGCCGGTGACCGGCGTCGCGGCCAGCGTCGCGCCGATCGCGAGGAGCAGCGGCCCGCCCGAGAGCCGCAGCTGGAGCCGCCGGACGACGATCCCGGCCGCCACGGCAAACCCCGCGACGTTCAGCAGGGCCCAGACGGCGTAGGCGGATGCGAGCGGCAGCGGCGCGAGGGGCAGCAGGAGGAGCTCAAAGTGCGGCGGGTTCAGATTGACGAACGCGATCGCCTGGCCGCGCACCAGCCCGACGGTCGCCCAGGTCGAGTCATACAGCGAGCCGCCCGCGCGCCACGCCTGCGCGGAGGCGTAGAACCGCGCGAAGTCGTTGTACGACAGACGCCGGACGATGTACCACGCCAGGAGATGCCGCCACGCCGCCCAGAGGAGGACCGGCCCCGCCAGGACGAGAGCGAGATCGCGCGCGGTGAAGGGCAGCCGCGAGAGGGTTTTGCGCGAGGATCACTTTCCACCGACGATGGGTCCACGGTGCGCGGGGGATGAACGGAGAAGCCGACGAGGGTTAGACGGACGGGCGGTCTAACTTCCGGAGCGCGCGATCGAGGTTCTTCACGTAGGGCCCGGCCATCGTCGCGCCCATCATCATGGAGAGTTCGGCGTCCACCTTCGCGAGATCGGCGGCGCCGCGGGCGTTCCAGACGAGACAGAGCTGCTCGGCGATGGCTTCGACCTGGTCGTCGGCGTCGGGCATGTCCGCGAGCCTGCGCGCGATCTGATCGAAGTCGGGGGACTCAGGCACCCGTCGGACGTCCGCACCGTAGGGCGGGCTGTCTTCGCTCACTGTGGCTCACGACGCCACGTCTGCGAGGTCGGAGCGTACGACCAAAGTTCGTGGTCATCAGGGCATCGGAACAGGCCTTCGGCCTCAATGTCCCCAGGCAGATTGTGCTTCGCGCCCGTGCCGAGCCAGACCAAGCGCCGCCCACACCGCGAGCAGGCCTTGTCGTCCGGGACCGGATCGCTCTGTTTCATCTAGTCCTTCCTTCTACTTTGCGGACTTTCGAGTCTTTGTGCGGGCGGCGAGCTTTCGGATCCCCTCGAGCACGAGCGGATCGGGCTGACGTAACCCCTGCTCCCAGGTTTCGACGGTCCGACCCGTGCGGTGCCACCGCGCGCCGAACGTCGCCCGGTTTTCCCCGAGCGCGGTCCGAAGCGCCCGCACCTCGTCGCGAATCGTCATGGTTGACGAGCGTACTGCATTGCTGTATGAGGCGTCAAACGAAGCCTGCCGCGCGCCACACAAGAGGGGTTGACAGACATACAGCATTGCTGTATATTAGGTGAGTGAGTAAACGGCGCCGCCCGGTGGTTGCACACCGAACGACGCCTAACCCGTCAACCGAGTAAGCGGCCAAGCGGGCTACCCAGAGTGTAAGGGGGAGCCAGCCAGCCACGAAAGAGGCTCCCGATGTTCAGCCCCGACACCTACCAGGACGACGACCGCCCGAACGCCACCTGCACCGACTGCAGCGCGGATTTCTCCCGCGCGGACCACGACCTCGGCACGCTGTGCGACGCGTGCAGCGACCGCCGCGACGCGCACACGTCCATGTTGGAACGCCGCCTGACGATGGCGACGGCCCGGCCCGCGACGCCGCAGCTCACGCCGAGCGAGATCAGTCTCTGCGTCGCGCTGATGGGCCAGGGCTGGACCCTGATGGCGTCGATCGAGCGCGTCCAGGTCCTGCGCAGCCGGCTCCCGTTTCCCGCGACCTTTCGCACGTTCCTCGCGGCGCCGTCGACGGGCCGGCGGCTCGATGCGGCACTCGCCGACAACGCGCGCGTGGATCGCGAGCTCGCGGCGGCCGAGTCTGAGACGTCCGAGACACCCGTCACGCCGGAGGCGGCATAGCCATGGCGAACATCAACGATCTCTTCCCCTCGAAGTTCCTCAAGGCGCACGAGCTGAAAGGCACATCCCCGACGGTCACGATCGCGCGCGTCGACGTCGAGCAGGTCCGCAACCGCGTCAAGACCGACACCAAGGCGGTCCTGTATTTCACCGGGAAGACGAAGGGTCTGCTCCTGAACAAGACCAACGCGCAGACGGTCACTGAGATTGCGGGCTCGCCGCTCACCGAACGCTGGGCGGGCGTCGCGGTCACCCTCTACGCGACGACGGCGACGTTCGACAAGAAAACACACGACGTCATCCGGATCAAGGCGCCCGTCGCCGCAACGTCGGCGCGCGGCCGTGTCTCGGACGTCGCAGACACGCGGGCGACGTCGATCCGGTGGGTCGACTCATCCAACGTGCCGGCGATCTTCACCGATGAACTCGAAATCGATCTGCAGGATGGAGGCCGCCGATGACCGCGAAGGTCACGCGGCGCGACGGCCCGAGCGGACGGTTTTACGAAGTCGACGGCGAACTCTACCCCTCCGTGACGCATATTCTCACGGCGATCAACAAGCCGGCGCTCGTGCCGTGGGCGGCGAAGGTGGAGCGCGAGGCCTGCACGGCGGCCGCCGCGGCGCTCTACGAGGAACTCGACACCACGGGGCAGAAATTCCCGGCCTCGTGGTACCTCACCGAGCTGCACGCGCGCCTCGGAACCGTCAAAGCGCATCAGCGCACGATGGAGAAGGCCGGCGACATCGGGACGCAGGCGCACAAAGCGATCGAGTGGATCATGCGGACGGCGATCGGCGCGCAGGCCGGTCCCGAGCCCTACATCACGGCGCCGGCGCTCGTCGCGGTGCAGGCATTTCGCGCGTGGGCGGCGAGTGTCCGCCTCAAGCCGGTGCTCATCGAGCGGATCGTCTACTCGAAGACGCGGCGCTATGCCGGGACCCTGGATCTCCTGGCACGCGTCGACGGCGTGCTGACGATGGTCGATTTCAAGACCGGCAAAGCGATCTACGGCGAGAGTCACCTGCAGGCCGCGGCGTACAGCGCGGCGCTCGAGGAAATGGGCTACCTCGAGCCCGTGCGATCGCTCGTCGTCCGGCTGCGCAAGGACGAGACAGACCCGACGCCCTTCGAGCCGGTCGACGTGCCGGCCCGCGCGGAGCTGCTGCCGGTGTTCCTGGCGACGCGGGCGCTCTGGGAGTGGACGTATGCGAACGAGCAAGCCTTTCGCGCGCGTCAACGCAAGCCGGCCGCCGCGCGTCAGGCGGTTGCATGAGCATCCAGGATCTTCCGACGCTCGCGGAACTGCAGGCGACGCCGCGCGCGACGCCGAAACGTGAGCTGGAAACGAGGCTCGATCGCGCGATCGCCAACAAAATCGCACGCCTCGAGGACGAACGTGAGCTGCGCCGGTGGGCGATCGCGGTGAAAGAGCGCGATCACTGGCGCGACCGCAAAACCGGCCAGCGGCTACACCGCCGCCTCGAGCTCGACCCGCTGCGCGCGGAAGCGCATCACGTCGTCAGCCGGGACGACTGGGCGGTCCGCCACGACATCCGCAACGGCCTGACGGTCAGCCTGGCCACGCACGACGCCCTGACGCGCGGGGATCTCACGATCGAGGGCACGTCGTGGTTTGTCCTACACGGCGCGCGCTACATCGACTGCACGCACCCGGTGATCTTTGTCCGGCGGTAGCCGGCGCGGTCGCGTAGACTCAAGGCACCCGCCTCCACCCCGCGCGATCCGTTCACCGTCAGGGAACCGGCCTATGGTCACCGACCCGCGCCGTCGCGTCGCGACGCCCCTCGTCACCCCGCGGTTGTCACAGCCTCTGTGGGCGCCGCCCGCGCCGAGCACGCCGGTGCGGAGGGCCCGCAGTACCCGCGCGGAGACGGCGCGCGTCCTCCTCGGAGTGGCGTTCGTCGTGCTCGTGATCGTGGGCTCGACGTGCGTCGCGGTCGCGCTGATGGCGTGGCTGTCCCGGTAGCGGGGGCCGTGTCTCAGACGTCTGCGACACGGCCCGAAGCTGCATTGGCAAAATGCAGAATGGCGGGTCTTACGTCTTGGTCAGGTTCTTCGGCGTCCGGCCGCGCGTCGTGTTGCCGGTGACGAAGGTGAACGGCTCGAGGCTGATGTTCTTGACCAGGTCGGTCGGGATCCAGGCGGTCTCCCCGTGCGCGTCGACGCATTTGGTGACCGGCGAGAAGCCGACCATGTTCCCCTCGCCCTCGACGCGCACGAGCTCGCCGTTGATCTCGCCGTAGCGGGGCTGGGTGTAGAGCTCGATCAGGGTGAGCGTGCCGACCGGATAGGGGCCGGTGTCGGGCGTGGCTTTGATGGCGTCGGCGCGGAGCTTCTTGGCGAGTGCGAGCAACATGGTGCAGTCCTCCGATCGGGGAGTCTACGCCTGATTGCGGCTGGCAGCGCACGGCTGGCAGTCGTCTCCACGCCGAAAAACGCGCCGAAATTCGGTCAGCGTCGGGCACGCGGCATAGGCTCATAACCCAAAGGTCGCGGGTTCAAATCCCGCCCCCGCAACCACATTTTCCTCAGACAATTGGCCGATTGCACCAAACGCGGGCGTTCGCGTGCGCGCGGACGAGTCGACGCAAATCGAGCGCATTCCACGGGATTTCGATCGCCGCGGCTGGCAGTCCGTCGGCTGGCAGTGATCGGCGTCAGGCGAGCTTGAGCGTGCGCCGCCCGACCATTTTCCGGAGCCGCGCGAGCAGCACCGGCCCGTAAAACTTGCGCGTCGTTTCGATCTGGCGATGGCCGAGCAGGCCCTGCAGATCGCCGATCGGCGTGCCGGCCAGCAGGTGATCGATCGCGAAGGTGTGCCGCAGGTTGTACGGACGCACGCCCTTTGGCCAGCCGTGCCGGCGCAGGGTCTTGCTGAAACTGCGACTATCGAACGTCCCCCACGCGTCGGCCGCGGCGAAGGCTTTCCACGCGCGCACCATATCGCGCGTCAGTGGCAGCGGGATCGGCTGCCCGCCCTTGCCCGCCCGCACGAACCAGATCCGCCGCACCAAGTCGACGTCGGCCGGTTTCGCGCGCATGATCTGCGACGGCCGTTGGCCCGTCGTCGCCCGGACGAGGAACCGCGCGCGCGCTTTCGCCGGCTCGGCGTACTGGACGCGCACGAGTTTCCGCGTCGGGCCGCACCGCTGCTTGCCAGCCTTGCCTTTCTTGAGACTCGCGGCGACGCGCTGAATCGTTGCGAGCGGGACCGGGGTCGGATGCGGATCCTCCGGCTTCGGCACCTTCACCCCTTTCAACGGCGGCCGCGCGTGCGCACCGTCGAGCGCCTGATAGAGCTCACGCAACACGCGGCGGCGATGCCGGATCGTCCGCGGACTCTTCCCGGCCGTCGCCCACGCACTGAACGCCGCGCGGACGTGCGAGGGGCGGATCGCGGTGCGCCGCAGCGGCCCCACAAGCGGCAGCCAGGCCGAGAGATGTGAACGATCGGATTTGTAGCTGGCGCGGCTCTCGATCTTTTTCAGGTAGCGGGGCAGGTCACTCGCGAACGTCCCGCGCGCTGGGATCGGCTCATCGATCGTCCGCGTCTCCTCGCGATCGTCGGTCAGATCCGCGCGCGTGCGCGCCTGCCACGCCTTGATCGTGTCGAGCGGTTCGTCGGGCGCAAAGCGGTGCTCCCGTTGAATGCCGCCAACCTTCACCGTGGCGGCCAGGCCGTACCGATCGCGATAGATGCCGGTGGCGACACGCGTGCGCGTGCGGGGTGTCATGAATCGATCTGCCGCAGCATTTCAGCGACGAGGTTTTCGAGCACGAACACCACCGCCGGCCGCTTGGTGGCGAGCTGCTGCAGGAGATTGCCGAGCCGCTCGGGCTCGCGCGGCTGGCGCCACGGCTTGGCTTTGCTCACGCGCGACCACCTCGCGCTCAAGGCGAGCGCGTAGGCTGCCGCCTCGCGCACGCGGGGGAAGGGGATCAATTGGGCCAGGTGGGGAAGAAGTAGCAAGGGCGTGGCCGTCGCGCTGGCTCACAGACGCTGTAGGACGAACGCTCGGCGTGTGCGACTCCGAGACAGGGGACTGACGGATCGCGTCGATGAACGGATGCCCGACGCGTTTTTCGACATCGCTGAATTTCAATTGCAGCGCCGCGAGGAGCCGCCACACGGTTCCGAACTCACTCGTGTACGGATCCTTCTCGACTTTGCTGACCGTCGACTTATTGATCGCGACGTCGCGACTGCGAAGTGGGAACTTGGCCGCCTCCGCGCCGAGGCGGGTTTGGTTCCACCGTCGCGCCATGCGGGCCTTGCGAATGACATCGCCCAGGGTGAACTCACCGGCCATGCTTCCTTATAGCGGTCATTGTCCAGCTCACAACCGCCTGTACCGGCTCTAGTTAGCAGATTCCTCGTCGTGGCGTAAGATTACGCTTGATCGCCGCGTGCGTACAGGCGTAACCTTCCGCCTATATGCGGAAGACAACGCGCCTTCGCAACCTGCGCCGCGCGCGCACGCTGAACCAGGAGCAGCTCGCGAACCTCCTCGAGATCAGCCAGCAGACCCTGAGTAAATTTGAATCAGGCGTCTTGGTGCCCAGCGTCGACATGCAGGCACGGATCGCCGCCATTCTGGGCACGTCGCGCGAAGAATTGTTTCCCGACGAGGCGCTCGCCTCATGACCCCCGAGCGCGATCCCTTCGCTGGGCCCTGGTTCGACGCGAAAACCGCGGCCGCCTACATTCCCTGTAAGAACGTCAAGGCGTGGTACGCCTGGCGCAAACGCCACGGCATCATCCCGCGCGCCAACGGCTCGGTCGACAAACGGGATCTCGATCGCGTGCTGCGGCGCCGCAAACCCCGCCGCGTGATGCACCCGGCGAGCCTCGCCAATCTCCAGCATCGGATCGCCTCATGAGCGCCGTCGTGCTGCGCGTCGTCTGCGCCTGGTGTCAGGACGTGCTCCAGGAAGGGACGCCGGGCGCGGCGACCTCGCACGCGTGTTGCCCGCGCTGTCAAACGCAACTGCTGAAAGGCGTGGCCTGAACATGCCGCCGATGCTGCCGGAGGCGCCGCGCGCCGCGCTACTCCCAACAGCGGAGAAGATGGCCAAGGCCGATCTGCGGAAAGCGGAGAACGCCGCCGGCCAGGCGATCGAGCGCGCGCGGCAGCTCCGCGGCTGGAGTCTCAAGGAATTGTCCGGCGCCGCGCAGCGCGGCGAGCGCCAACTCGCGCGCTGGATCGACGGCACCGAACACAGTCAGCTCGATACGTTGTTTGCGATCGACTCGTTTCGGCAGCCGCTCATCATCGCCCTGGCGGAACGCGCGGGGCTTGGCGTGATCGTGCAGACCACGATCACGCTGCAGAAAGTGGCCTGACGGTGGGGTAGGCCCGATCGGACAGCGACCGCCGCGACGCTCGCCAGCATCGCGACGGTCTTCTCACAACCCGCGGTCAGTGGAGGACCGCACGCCATGATTGCCGGCCAGCGTACCAACCCCGATCCCGCCTCGTCTGTTTCCGACCTAACACGCGCGGCGGCGCCGCGCCGGGCGTTTGATATTTTGAAATCCAAATCAACCGGACACGGGCGATGACGGACACGACCCGCGGCGGGATCGCGGTCGCGGCGCTGTGGCTCGGTGGCGGGTTCAATCTCGCGGCGGTCGGCATGTCGATCGTCCGCCACGATTACGGGACCGCGGGCGTGCAATCGGTTCTGGTGGCGTTGCTCGCCGCGTGGGGCTGGCTCGTGCCGAAGATCAGCGCGACGCTGGACGCGAAACTCGGCGAGGCGATCGCGCAGCGACGGATGGCCGAGCTCGCGGCGGCCGCGATGGAGCGACAACTCAACGCCGGACACCTGGAGTTTGGCGTGAGCGTGCAAGGGTCGGCCGACCGGAAACACTGAGCGGGGGAGAGCGCGGACGCCGGGCGGCGTCGGTTTCAGGGCCGCCGCCGGCGCCCGCTACGACACGAGACAGACAGAACCCGGGAGAGTGGAGCTCCCGAGCCCATGCGTATTTTAGCAAAGGATGACGGGTCTACACGATACAGGGACGCCGGGGCCGCGCTGCCTATACGGATGTGGCTCACGACGGAGGATGTCGCCCGGGTGCTCGACGTGTCGACGCGCTGGGTCCGCTGGCTCGCACGGGCCCGCGAGTTGCCCTGCGAGGTCACCGAATCCGGCCAGCGGATTTTCCGGCGCGACGCGGTGCGGCGCGTGTTGATTCAGCGCGCGGAGGTGCAGGCGCGCAATCGCCCGGCGCGGCTGCGGGCCGTCCGCGTGCGGATGTTGAAGGCGGGGTACGAGCCGCGGCAGTTGTCCTTCCTGCACGGCTTGGGCCTGCGGATCGTGGCGCGCGGCGAAAGGTCACTTCCGCATGCGGAAGTGAAACGCGCGGATTCGTTCGACGGACGAGCGGGATCCGAGAAGCTCGATTATGTGAACCGAAGATCCGCGGGCGGGCGGCGATGACGATCGAGGACGCGACCGACCGGCTCGAGCGCGCGGCGGCCGACGCGCCGACCATCCGCGCGGACGGGAAAATCGTGTGGACCGACCAGGGTATTTGTCGCGTGTGCGGCTGCTCGAGCGAGGACGGGTGCCCGGGCGGGTGCATCTGGGCGGAACCGAATCTCTGTTCGCGCTGCGCGCTCGGCCGATCATACGGTCGACCAGGCGACATCCTTAACGACGCCCGAGTGGGCGATCGACGTGTGCGCGCGGCGCTGCGTCGACGTCGAGGCAAGCGATGACCGCCGACGAATTTCTGACCGCGGCGATCCTGGACGCGCGGACCGCGTACGGCGCCTACGAAAGTATGCGGACTGAGGAACTCCTGCGGCTGCAGCTCGCGCACCAACTCGACGCCGCGCACGCGACGACCCCCGAGGCAATCGCGTTCGGGGGCGGCCGGCTCGCGCTGATCGCGGCGGTCTTACAAAAACGCTCGGACATCCCGCCGTCGATTGTCTGCCCGCGCTGTCACGCGCGCAGTTTCCACCCGCGCGACATCGCCGAAAAGTATTGCGGCGCGTGTCACGCCTTCCACGACGCCACGCCATGAGCCCGATTGCGATCGTGCTCGGCGTGCTCGGCCTGGCGACGGCGGCGATTGTCGGCGCGGTGTTCTGGTTCGTGCGGCAACCGACGGACCGCGGCGAGGTGTCGACGCAGTGGCGCGACGAGCGGCTCCGCGGCCGGCGCGACTGAGGGGGAAGACGATGGGACGCGACGAGGATCCGGATCCGGCCGACATTGACGACGCGGAAGATCTCGAGGACGACGACGAGCTCGAGGACGACGAGGACGACGACGACGACGAGGATCTCAGCGTCGCCGTGTAGGGGAGAGGCTTAACACCAAATGAGAAGCTCTGAATCCCTTCGTGAAGAAGCCATGAATCGGCGGAACAGTGACCGGGGTCCTCAGCGCGCTGCTGAGGATCGCATCCGTCGAGAGCGGACACCGGAATATCTGCGGGCACCAAAGACCGAACGACGGTGGATCCCGGACAACGATCCACGCAGCGACGATCCGAGATAAGTGCGCGGTCGAGCGCGGCGTGCGGGGAAGGCTCGCCGCGCTCGAGACAGGCAAGACGTTCACGATCGAATCGATCGGCTTGTGCGTGATTCCAGCGCGCCTAGGTCGAGCGGCTAACTCTAACCGAACCTCCCGCCCGCGGCCTGACGTGTCACAGCGCAGCCGCGCGGGGAGGAACCCCGGAGTGCGTCGATGGCGGCTGGAACGGTTTCAAAATACGCGAGTTTTTTCAGGCGTGCAACTGTCGCAAAACGCTGCGCTCAGATCGGGCGTCGATGAGTGGCGATCGCGGCTACGCGTCGGTGCCCGAGCGCATCACGTGGACGACGGGGTTTCATTGCGCGACCGACAAGCTCGTGCTCGGCGCCCTCTCGACCTTCGCGAATTTCGAGACCGGGAAGGGCGCGCGGGTGTCGGTCAAGAAACTCTGTGCCCGCGCCGAACTCCCGCGGCGGACGGTGCTCCGGTCGCTGCAGCGCTTGGAAGCCGGCGGCTGGATTACTGGGACGCGGCATCATCGCCACGCGACGGCGCGGGATATCGCGATCGATCGGCTCGCGCCGCATTGGATGGTGCCGAAGGTGGTCGGGGGGGTGGCTACGACTTTTCCACAGGGTGACAAAAATTTGAGTGTCAACCGTGGCACTCAATTGAGTGACACCCGTGGCACGCAGTTGAGTGCCACCCGTGGCACCCAAGGCGTCGATTTGAGTGCCACCGTTGACACCCAACCGCGCGATCTGAGTGCCACCAGTGGCACCCCGATCCCCAGTACGTACAGATCCCCAGTACAAGAACCGATCCCAAGTGCACCCGCGCTGCGCGCCGGGTTGTTCGAACACCCCGACGACGAAACCCGCGAGGACGCCGATGCGCCGCAATCAGCCGCTCCAGCACCCGACCTTTGCGCAGACGGTGGTCATCATCCAGACCTTGCCGACCGTGGAAGCGGACTACAGCAGTCGGCTCGAAGCGATCAAGGTCCGGCACCTAGCGCTCGGGTTTCACTACGACCCGGACCAGATCCTGCGGGCGCTGAAAGCCCTGAGCGACCCCGCGCGCTCATGGGACCAACGCAACCGGGCCTCGGGCTCCTCGCGGATGTGAACACGCCGGTCGGCGCGAAACCGGCTGAACGTCCGACGCCGCAATGGGGCCAACTCGCCGACGCGCTGCGCCGCGGGCTCGAGCAGGGGAGAAAAACCGGATGACCCACTATCACCGGATCGACATCAGCCGCGCCGTCTACAGCCGCCTGGTCAACGGCCGCGCGCTGTGCTGGACGGTCCCCGCGCACCGCGTGTACTGGTCGACGCCCTGGATCCATCCGAGACTCCGGCGCCGCGTGCATCGCAGGGGGAGACGATGACGCACCGCGGGGCTCTTCGATCCGTCCTCCGGCCACGCTCGCACGTGACGGCGATCATCGAGCGGCTCATTGCCGCCACTGAGCACGCGGAAGGAGCGACGCTGTCGTTGAGCGACGCGTCGACCCTGTTGACGTTCATCGAGGCGGCGAAACGTGTCGCGACCGTCTCGGCTCAAAGGGGCGACGTGCACGCGGCACAGGCCGAGATCGCCGCCCTGAAATACCAACTGCGCAAGATGACCGAGGCCTGGCAAGCCGCCGAGCGACGTCTCCACCAACGCGACAAAGAAACGGCGGTCCATGCATGACCAGCATCAACTCCAAGATGGGCCTCAAGCCCGCCGGCAAGCGCTCGATGATGAAACTCCCGACGAACCGCGCCGAAGCCGTGAAGATCACCGCGGCCGTCTGTCCCGCGTGCGGCCGCACCGGCCAACGCCCCTCGAGAACGAAGGGCGCCGGCTGGGTCTATTGCCCGGGCTGCAATGAGATCTGGGAGCTGCCGAAGTGAGTGACACCGTCCGACGGTATCCGCTCTCCTGGCCACTCGGCTGGACGCGCACGCCCGCGAGCGAGCGGCAGCGCGCCGACTTCGGGAAGACGATCGAAAAGTCGTACGTCGAGCGCCACTACGACGGACGCCCGCCGGAAACCAAGACGCGGAAAAGTAAAGCGCCCCTCTCAGCCGCCGACGCCGCCGCCCGGCTCGAGGCCGAACTTGATCGGCTGGGCGCCGAGGACGCGAAACTGAGCACGAGCCTGCAGCTGCGCCTCGACGGCACGCCCCGATCGGATCGCGGAGAACCGACCGACGTCGGCGCCGCGGTGTATTTCACCCTCAACGGCCAGACGCGCGTCCTGGCCTGCGACAAGTGGACGCGCGTCGCCGACAACATCGCGGCGATCGCGCAACACATCGACGCGCTGCGCCGGATCGAACGCTACGGCATCGGGGATCTCAATCAGGCGTTTGCCGGCTATGCGGCGCTCCCGGCCGTCGGCGGCACGCAGGGCGGCGACTGGCGCGCGGAAATGGACTTCAAACCCGGCGACCATCCGATCACCCTCGAGGTCGTCGAGGCGCGGTACCGCGCGCTCTTGAAACAGCGACACCCCGACAACGGCGGCAGCCATGACGCCGTCGTGCGGCTCAACCTGGCCCGCGACGCGGCCCGCGCGTATTTCAAAACCGAGGCGCCCCTGCCATGAAGACCCGCGACCCCAAGACGCCGGCCGAGTGGCAAACCGCGGTCAACATAGCCGAGGCCTGCCTGCTCGTCGACAGCGCGCGGCAATACGGTTTGATCACCGGCGGCCCGGTCGTCGACGTCGCTCGCTGCGATCAGATTCTCACTGAGGGACGCGCGCGGGGCATCGTCCCGAGTAAGAGCGGCGTCGACGCCTACATTCAGGCGTTCGCGTCGGCCGGTGAAGTATGACGCGCGATCGCATCGCCGAAGGCCTCGAGCTCCTCGTGCTGCAGCTCGCCAATGGCGACACCGTCGCCCCGCCGGCAGGGTGGGCGCCGCACGAGTGGACCTACATCAAAGGGATCGCGTCGCACGCCGTGTGGACGATCCGCGCGCGCTTCGTCGTCGTGGGGCAAACGTGACCGCGAAGAACACCCGGCGGCCGCTCGGCGTGACCGTTCGCCGCCGGCCGATCTACACGATCGACGTCGACCAGGTCGAAATGCAACATCTCGCCGACGGGATTGTGCTCGAGTCGGTCAGCCGGCGCGCCTATCGCTGCCTCGGCTGGCAGCGCGACGCACTGCGCCAGGCGGCACGGGTGGCGGCGGTGGCGAAGAAGGGCCGACGGACGACGACGAAGTAACCGACGACGAAGTTGATGCGCGCCCTCGGACGACTGGACGACGCAGGTACCGCGACCGCAACGAGGTAGGTCGATGGCTGACATCAAGAACGAACACATCGTGTGGGCGTATGGCAAGGACGGCGACGATCGCGAAGTGGTGATGATCGGGCTCACAGACACCGGCCTGAACTACCTGCGGGCGCAACCCGGTATGACCCTACTCGCGCAACCGCCGGCAGGCGTCAGGTTCGCCGACGTCTCCCACGTCGTGGTGTTTCACGAGAAGACGAAGGACGCGATCAAGGCGCTGTTGCGGCAGAGCGGCATGGTCATCAGCGAGGCACATTGATGGCCGAAATACTCGAAGCCGACGACGACGGCCCGCCGACGATCGTGGTGCACTTGGGCGATACAGGCGAATCGTTCGACTTCACTCCGCCGCCCGGGTTGTGGCTCGACATGCAGGCGTACGCGACGGCAGCGGGCATCACGATCGAAGCCCTCATCAACCGAGCGATAGAGGATTTCTTTCGTGATTGGCAGCGAGGGGAGCGGGCCTGATGCGGTCCTCTCGCGGAGATCCCCATGCCCAACGCCGGGAAAGCGGAGCGGGGCGCGAACCATCGTCGTCGTCGTCCGTCGTCCCTTCTGCCAAGGATCCTCAATGACTGTGGAACGTGGAACGTCTGAGACATCGGGCGATGTCTATGCCGACTGGCTGACTAAGGACGCGGCCGCGGCCGCCCTCGGCGTGACCCCGAAAACGATCGAACGCCTGGCCGCCGCCGGCAAGATCCACCAGGGCGCCAGACAGCCCCACGGCCGCGGGCCCGTGCGGGCGGTCTATCACCCCGACGACGTCGCCCGGCTCGCGTCTGAGCGGCGTACAGAGGCCCGGGCGTTCGTCCTGCCGCCGGGTGTGACCTCCCCGGTCAGTGGCAACGGGCACAGCAGCGCGGCAGCGATCGAATTATCACGAAATCGTGATATCCCGCCGGGCGCCGACCTCCTGCACGCCGTCGCGCTCGCCCTGCGACAGATGTCCGAGACATCCCAGACACGGGCGGCCTACGTGGACCGGGCCGCGGCGCTCGCGATCGCCGGCGTCTCGGCGCGAGAGCTGCGGGCGGCGGTCGCGGCGGGGGAAGTGAAACAGCGGGGCCGGCGGTACCGGCGGCAGGACCTGGAGGCGCTGTGATGCGGCTGGTTTCGGCGACGTTCGTCACCCGCGAGGTTGAGCCCGGCTGGCCGATCCTGGGCGACGACGTGCCGCTCGGCAAACGCTATCGCGTGGATCTCGATCGCGTCGAGCAGTTGACGATGGAAAACGCCGCGCTCGGCAAGTCGATTGTGTTGCCCTGCGTGTATGTCGTCGAGCCGCCGCCGCCGGGCTTCTTGCCGTTACTCGCGCTGAAAGTGGACGCCGACGCATGACGCCCAAGCTCTCCACGATCGAGGTGGCCAGCATCCTGAGTCACCGCACGAAGGGCGGCATGGTGGAATTCACGCTCAACGGCGAGAAAACCCAGATGGATCTCGCCAAGGCGCGCGAGGTCGTCGGCATGCTGCAGGGCGCGATCGAGGCCGCAGTATCTGACGAACTCATGTTCAAGTTCCTGACGACGAAAATCGGCCTGCCGGAAGGCGCGGCCGCGGCGGCGCTGCTCGACTTGCGTGAGCTGCGCCAGGGCACGCGGTCGACGAGTTGGCCGCAATGAGGGCCGCTGCATGATCCTCGATTCCGACGGCGACCCGATCGCCCAACACCCCCTGACCGACGCGCAACTACTCGCGCTGGTCGTCGACGAGATCACTCGCATCACCGCGACGCGCGTCCCGATCATCCTCGGCCCGATCGCGCCGGCGCAAGGCCTCGAGCTGGTCGGCCTCCTGCAACTCGCGACCCGACACCCGAGCCTGGGCCCGCGCGCGCGGTACCTGGCGCGGCATCTGATCGACGAACTCCGCGAGTACTTCGCCGACGCGCCGGCGACGCTGGACCTGATCCGCCGCGGCGACGACCCGGCGCAGGATCGGCCCGCGAGGGATCGCTGATGGCGCTTGGCCCCGGCAAGTACGACGATCTCTGCACGAAGATCCGCCGCGAGGCCAAGGCGGTCGGCGCTGCCGTGATCATCGTGCAGGGCGCGCACGGCAACGGCTTCTCGGTCCAGATGCCGCTCGAACTGACGCTCGTGCTGCCGCGCATCCTGCGCGAGATGGCCGACGAGATCGAGGCGGGGGGACCCGGCGCGTGATCGGCTTCGGGACGGACGACACCGACGAGGACGCGGCCCACCTGGACCGCCTTCTGCGCGCACTCTCGCCGCGCGCGACAGGAACGTGGATGAAGATCAAACACCTGCAGCTCGGCGCGACCGGCAAATTTCCGCGCGGGCCCGCCGACGCGACCGACGAGGGCGAGCTGCGGCTCGCCGTCGCCGCGGATCATCACCAGGGGATCGTGCGGATCGTCTTCGGCAAGCCGATCGCCTGGCTCGGCCTGCCGTCCAACGAGGCACGGGCGTTCGCGCGGCTGCTCACCGATCACGCCGACGAGCTCGACCGCCGGCGGACGTGACTACGGCGTCACGGTGTTGGCGTTGACCGCGTCGACGACCTTCGCGCTGTTGGCGAGCGCGTTGGTTTCGGCGGCCGTGAGGCTCGCCAGGACTGCGTCGAGCGCCGCGGGATCCCCGGCCGCGATCGCGTCGGCGAGCTGCTGCCGCAGCGCCGCAATCTGCGCGGTGTTGGCCGTCACCAACGCGATGATCGAATCGTCTTTCGAGCTCTCGTCCGCGATCGCGGCGAGGGCTTTGTCGGCCTGGAGTTTCACGTCTTGAATCGTGGTCATCAGCCTGGTCTCCTGCGTGGTGAGCGACGCGAGTTTCGAGAGGATGAGATCGAGCTTGCGGTCGGCGCGGCGCGCGTCCGCGGCGTGTTCGGTCGCCAGCAACACCGCGCGGGTCAGCGCGCAGATCGCGAGGACCGTGCCGTTGGCGCCGTGGCCGTGTTCCAGGTCGTGCAGCCGATCGTACAGGTCGCGCACGGTGACGGATTTCATGCCCGGTGCTTTCGTGGGCGCAGCCCGGCCTTCGCCGGGACCGCGCGCACCTTTGACCCCTTGGACGGCTTCACGGTCGCCCACGTCGACGGTTCACTGGTGTCGGTACTGTCGGCCAGGACCTGCAGCACAAGCGCGCGATCGACCTTCGCGGCGACGAGCTGCTCGACGAGGCGATCGGCGTTGATCCGCGCGGACCCCAGCCGCGCATGGTGGACGACGTCATAGCCGAGACAGGTCACGCCGTCGTTGCTCGCGATCCCGGCCGCGACGAGCAGCGCGTCGATCTGTTGACGGACGGCCTTCTCATCGTCGACGAGCGGCGCCAACGGGAGAATCTTCGCTTCGAGCTGGCGCTGCCGGCGGACGAGTGGCGGCAGACCGTCGAGCACGGAAAACGCCGCGTAGTCTTCCATCAGCACACCGTCTCCGGATCCTCGACTCGCGGCGGCCCGTCAACGCCGGCCACGTACGCCAGCCGCACGCGGATCACGTGCTCACCGGTGGGAATCAGGTGGATCATGCCGTCGACCATCTCGACGTGCACGTTGCGGCCCTCGACCCAGACTTCGCGCGGCGGGACGGCGGGATCGACGATGAGGTGTGCCACGGTTTACGAAATCCCCTTGAGCGCGATCGCCGCGTTCAGCGTCATCACGCACTCGCGCAGCTTCCGGATGGCGGCGGTCTGGTCGGCCGACGTCGGCGAGTTGGCGAGCGCGATGTACGCGAAGGCCTTCGCGCCCTGGCGAATCGCTTCGTACTGCGCCGCCTGCGTGGCGTCCGGCGCGTGATAGGTGAACAGGTCGTCGATCTTGTCCTTCAGGTCCATCGGCGTTACCTCGTGCCCGGCTGGGCCGGCGCGTCGTGCAGCGGAATCGTCTTGCCCGTCGCTTGCTCAGCCGTTTCGAACATTTGCGAACAGGCCATGCAATGCCGCCATCGCAGGAACGACGTCCCCTGCGTGTCGGGCCGGGAGTCGACGACCCGGGATTTCCAGGCGCCGCAGTGCGGGCAGCGAAACTTATCGGTAGTGATGCCGGGGAATGTACACCGACCCCCGCGCCGCTCGTCCTACATCTAGAACACCTCAGCCAGCGATCGCGCGATCCTGATCCCGCCTCCCCAGGCACACCCGCCGACCCGCGCCCTGCGCTCCTCGCGCGTTTCCGCTGAAAGAAGGCCCCGCGATGCGGTGTCGCCTCACTCGCCCGATCGTCGGCTGTGGCCGACGCCTGCTCGTCGATGGGTATGACCTGGATCCGCGCAGCTCGGACACCGATGAAACGAGCGACGAACCCTGGTGCTATCGGACACCGGCCCGACGGCGCCTGACGCGCCGGCATGGCTGATCGGCATGGGGTCCGCCGCACCTATCAACGCGGCTGTCGCTGTGCGGCCTGCACGACGGTCAACACGGCGTACAGCGCACAGTACCGACAGGCGGCACGCGCGGGCCGGCCTCCGCTCGGCGCGCATGTCGCCGGCACGGAAGCCGCCCGCGTGATCGCCGCGCTCGTCGCCGAGGGCTATCGGACCGGCCAGATCGGGGCCTGGCTCGGGCATCGGCGGCAGCTGCACTGGCGCCGCGGCGCCGGCGTGACGGTCCGCACGATGTTGCGGCTGCGCGCGATTCAGCGGCGGATTTGGGAGAAGGGGGCATAGATGAACCCGTTTGCGTGGTGGTACCACGAACGATCGCAACCGCCGACGATGCAGAGCCGACGTCGGGACCGACGCCGACAACGACGCGCCAAGCGGGCGAAGGCCGTTTGATATCTTGAAATCCCAATCAAAAAAACGCGGCGGCGCGCGCCCCGGCGCCGGCAAGCCGAAAGGCCACCGCGCGCAGTCGACGCTCGACAAGATCGCCGCGCGCGAATTCGTCCGGGCTCGGGTCACCGCGCAACTCGGGCCGCTCGTCGACGCGCACCTGGCCAACGCCCTCGGGATCTCCTACCTCGTGGTCCGCGAGAAGAAAACCGGCAAGTTCCTGCGCGTGACGCAGGCGATGGCGGGCGCGAAGCTGAAAAAGGGCGAAGAGCTGATCGAAGTCTGGGAGAAGGATCCCAGCGTCCACGCGTTCACCTACTTGCTCGATCGCGCGCTCGATCGGCCGCAGGAGCAGGAAATTCCGATCAAGGTGAAGAGCGGCGACAGTGACGCGCGGATCGCGCGGCTGATGGCGGCGCGGAAGCGGACGGCGGGCAAGTGAGATTCAAAAGAGAGCATTTCGTCAACGTGACCAAGGTGCTTGACAAGTGACGACCGCGGCGACCGTCGAGCGCGAGATCGAAGACTTCGTCGCCAGCTGCCACTACGATCCCCTCCGCTGGGTGAGAGGGGCCTATCCCTGGGGCGAAGTGGGCACGCCGCTCGAGGACGAGCCCGGGCCCGACGCCAATCAGATCGAATTCCTGACCGCGCTCGGCGCCGAAGTCACCGCGCGCCACTTCGACGGCACCACGCCCGTGATGCCGGTCCAGATGGCGGAAACCTCCGGCCACGGCACCGGCAAATCCGCGCTGCTGTCCTGGCTCGTCGATTGGGTGCTTTCGACGCGGCCACATAGCGATCTCACCGTCACCGCCGGCGGCTATGCGCAGCTGGAAGCGCGGACCTGGCCGGCGATCCAGTTCTGGACGGGTCTGGCGATCACCGCGCCCTGGTTCGACGTGATGGAGCGCGGCATCTATTCGAAAGACTTCCCGGCGACCTGGAAAGCGCAGATCCAAAGCTGCAAAGAGCAAAACGCGCAGGCGTTTGCGGGCCAGCACAGCCGGCGCTCGACGTCGGGCTACTTCTTCGACGAGTCGAGCCAGGTCCCCGACAAAGTTTGGGAAGTGGCCAGCGGCGGCATGACCGACGGCGAGCCGATGATCTTCGCCTTCGGGCAGATGACGCGCAACACCGGCGCGTTCTACAAGGCGTGTTTCGGCAGCGAGGCGGCGCGCTGGAATCACCGCCGCGTGGACAGCCGCACGTCCCGCTTCACCAACAAAGAGAAGATCGCGCGCGAGATCCTCGACTACGGGATCGACTCCGATTTCGTGCGCGTGCGCGTGCTCGGCTATCCGCCGGCGGCCGACGAGTTGCAGTACATCGACAAAGGCCGCATCGACCTCGCGCGCACACGCGTCATGGTCCCGCTGCCCGATGATCCGCTCATCGCCGGCTTCGACGTCTCCGGCGGCGGCAAGGCGTGGAACGTGATCCGCTTCCGGCGCGGGCTGTGCGGGAATCCGCTCGGCGCCGACGGGCAGCCGCTGGGGCCCATTCGCCTGGCCGGCGAGAAGGATCCCGATCGCTCGGCCCGCATTGCGCTCTGTGCGGAGCTGCTCAGCGATCGCCGGCCGGGGCACCAGCTCGCAGCGCTCTTTGTCGATAGCGCGTTCGGCGCCGCGATCGTCTCGCGTCTCCACGCGCTGAACTACACCAACGTCTACGAGATCAACTTCGGCGGCGAGTCGCCGGACCCGCACGACTACAACCGCCGCGCGAACATGGCGCGCAAGTGCAAGGACTGGCTGCTCCTTGGCAGTCTGCCCGACGAAGATCGCCTCGGCGAGCAGCTCGGCCTCGCCGGCTATCACCAGACCGCCGGCAAGCTCGTCCTGGAATCGAAAGAGCACATCACCGGCCGCGGGGAAGCCAGTCCCGACGACAGCGATGCGTTCTGGCTGACGTTTGCGACCGCCGTCGCGCCGCCGCAGAAGGCCCGTACCGCGGCGCCGCGGCCGCCGGCGTCCCGGTGGGGATAAGGCGTAGGGTGAGTGTTCATGCCCGAGGCTCGGCTGCAGCGGACTCGCCCCTCTTTGACGCCCGGGTATCAGTTCGGCGACGCCGGCCGACCCCGGATTGCCATGCGCTACCCGACGGTTTGGACGATAAACCCGAACTGCTGGCGCCCAATGCACGCGAACGCCGCCGACCAGCTCAAGCCCCGCGAGATCCGCCTCTCCGATCGGATCAGCACCGAGCACTGGAACACGATCGAAGGGCAGGACCATTGAGGTGCTCAGTCCGCGCTTCCGGCAGCGCCGCGGCGATTGGGTCGTACATCGCCAGTTACAGCCCATGCTGACCTGTCCCCGCTGTCACTACACGATGGACGCGCCGGCCGCGCACGTCGGCACCGTCGCGATCTGCGGCAACCCGGATCCGACCGCGTGCGGCGGGAAGGCGGGGCGCGCGACCTTCGTCATCGTCGACGGCGACAAAACACGGCTCGCGACCGCGGACGACACGACGGGCCTCAGTGACACCCAACTCGAGACGCTCAAGAAAGCCCGGGGCCGCACGCGATGAACGGCACCGAACAGCGCGAGCGCCATACCGCCGTCGCGCGCGCCGAGAAGCGGCTCAATGATCTCGAGCTCGTCGTCACCGAGCTCGCCAAGGATCTCGTCAAGCACGGCGAGCAGGTGACCGACGATCTCGCGGTCTTCAATGAGCGGCTGCGGCTCTTTCACGAGGCGGAAGCGTCGCGCCTCGATGCGGCGGACACGCTCCTGGCGCGCCAGTTCGACGCGTTCGTGCACATGACGTTCTGGCAGCGCCTGCGCTGGCACGTGACGGGGCGCCGCTGATGGCTGAGGACGTCGACCCCAACGAGACGACGACGGCCGGCCTCAGCGCCGAGGAGCAGCTGCTCGCCGACATTCGCGCGGACTATGAGTACGACCTCGACAACTGGACACCGATCCGCACCGAGGGCGCGATCGACGTCAAGTACGCGAGTAACGACACCTGGGACACCGAAGACCTCGAGCTGCGCGTCGGCCGGCCGATGGTCAACCTGGATCAGCTCTCGCAGTACCGCAACCAGGTCGAGAATCTCGTGCGCCAGAACAAGCGCGGCGTCAAGACGTCGCCGGCGGGCGAGGGCGCGACCCCAGAGACCGCGGAACTGCGCGCGAATCGGATCCGCGAGATCGAATATCAGGGCCACGCGCAGGAAGCGTACAGCCAGGCGTATCACGACTGCCTGACGCGGTCGTACGGCTTCGCGCGCATCGTCGCCGAATACGAGGACGAGGCCGGCGACGTGCAGGTGTTTCGGCCGAAGGCGATCCCGAACCCCGATCAAGTCCTCCCCGACACCGACGCGCAGAGCACGAGCGGCCGCGACTGGAAACGCTGCGTCTTTCTCACGCCGCTGACCCACCGGGAATTCAAGCGGGACTATCCGCACGCGCGGATCGTTGACTTCGACGCGGCCGCGATCGCGCAGGCCGGTCCCCGCTGGGTCACCGCGACGCAGGTCATGGTCGCCGAGGCCTGGCGCGTCATCGAGACGCCGCAGCCCAACGGCAAGGGCCGGCCGAAGCGCGAAGTCTGCAGTTATCTCACCAACGGGCTCGAGTTCCTCGCCAAACCCGGACAGCCGATCAAGAACATCTGGAAAGGGAAGTACATCCCCTTTGGATCGTGCCTGGGACGCGTCGTGTACAAGACCGACACCGCGGGCACCAGTAAGAAGGCGATCCACTCCTATATCCGCTTCGCGCGCGACGGCGCGAAGGGGTTCAACTGGGCCTGGTCGACCATCTTCGAAAAGATGGCGCTCCCGATCAAGGCGGCGATGCTCGGCTGGCAGGGGCAGGTCGATAACGAGATCCTCGCGCTGATCGAACGCTCGACGAAAGAGCACATCGCGTGGATCGGCTTCAAGCCGGTGCTCGATGCGACCGGGACCGCGGTGCTCTCGCTGCCGCAGTACGGGATCCGCGAGCCCAACATTCAAGCCGATCTCCTGGTCGCGGAGGCCTCGCAGCGCAATATCCAGAACGCGCTCGGGCATTTCAACGCGCAGGACGCCCGGATGGGCGCGACGAAGGTCACGAGCGGCGTCGCCCTCGCCGAACTCAAACGCGCCGGCGATCTCGGGAGTTACGACTTCCAGGATCACTACGATGATTTTCTCCGGTTCATGGGCGAACAGTACGACGACCTGCTGACCCACTACGACGACACGGCGAAAGAGATCGCGACCCGGCTCCCCAATGGCGACGTGAAGATGGTCACGATCAACACGCCGACCGGCCGCACCGCCGACGGCAGCCCGATGTATGCGCCGGCCGATGCGCGCATGGACGTCGGCCGGCATACCGTGACGATCTCCACCGGCCCGAGCTCCGACAGCCAGCGCGACGCCGGCAAAGACGCCGCGATGGCGCTCCTGCAAAACCCGCAGGCGTTCCCGATCATCGCATCGGACGCCGTCAAGCTGCTCGACGTCGGCCCGATCGGCGATCAGATGTCGGACGATCTTGAATTCCTGCAGCCGCCGGCGATGCAGCAGGCGCGGCAGCAGAAGAAGGACGGCAAGGGTCCGGACCCGCGGCAACTGCAGCAGGAGCTCGCCCAACTCAAACAGCGGCTGCAGCACGCGGAAGGCGTCATGCAGGAGCAAGAGAGCGAGCTGAAGGGGAAGCGGGCCGAGATCGCCAGCAAAGAAAAAATCGTCCAGTGGGAGATCGCGAGCAAAGAGAAGATCGCCGACGCCGATCGGGCCTTCGAGCGCGAAACGAAACTCGCGGTCGCCTACGAGCTCGCCAAAACCAAGGACAAACAGTTTTTCCTCGAGGAACGCGCCCGCATCGGCGCGCACCTGGTCGACGCGGCCGCGCAGGCCTCGAGCGAGCTCCACGAGCACCAGCAGGCCGAGCTCGCGCGCGTCGCGGCCGCGGAAGCCGCGACCGCCGCGCAGCAGCACCAGGTCGGGATGGCCGCCGCCGGCGCCGGCGCCGCGGCGGATGCGCAGCAGGCGGGACACGAGCAGGCGCTCGAGCAAGGGCAGCAAGCCGCGGATCTCGCGCCGACACCCGAACCCGCCACCGAATAACCAGGAGGATGCCGATGGAGTACGAACGCGCGCAGACGATCAGCAACCGACCCCTCACCAGCACCGGCGCCGCGATGGGCCTCGCCGACGAGAGCCCCAGCCCGATCCGCGATGGCGTGTGTTTCGCCGAGCAGAGTCTCAGTGAACTGCACAGCATGATCGACGTGCTCACCAAGCGGCTCGAGACGGCACTCGCGCCCGTCCCGCCGCAAGCGGACACGAATCGAACGCCGCAACCGAGCGGCCCGCCCGTGTCCCATCTGGCCGGCCGGCTCGTGATTCTCAACGAGGGCTATCAGCAGGCCGTCGGCCGCCTGCGCGAGCTCGCGCGACGCGTCGAGGTCTGATGGCCGTCGACTACGACGACCAGGCGCCGAACCTGGACGATGAGGAAGATTCGCGACAGCCTGACGCCGGGTGGATCGCCGAGGATCGGCAAGGACGAGACATCGAGCGGCTTGAGCGCGAGATCCGCGGTTCAAGGCATCATGATCGAGCATTCGAGCGACGCTCGAGGATTGAGCACATGAAGTAACCACACGATTTGCGCGCGTGACTAGGGCCTGCAGCCCGAAGGGTCGCCTCATCCCCGACTGTCGCGCGTACAAGGATCACACGATGCGATGGCGTGTCCGCGCTCCCTGGGAAGAGAGTCGTGAGACACGCCATTCGTCGTTGGGTCCCTCCGAAAACCGGATGACGCACGCGGATGACGTGCGCGCAGGTGCTGCGTGCCCGATCCGATCGTCGTCGCTGACGCCCTCCCCGCGGACCCGTCACCCGCCGCTGATCTGACGCCGGACCCGAGCGACCCGACCGCCGGCCTGACCGACGGCGAGGCGCACGCCTGGCGCATGACCGGCGCACGCCCCAGTACATCGCCAGTTACGGCGTCGCCCGCGGGTACGCCACCCGCCACGGCTGTGCAAGATCAGCCCGTCTCGACGGAGACGCCCGCGCAGGCCGCCTCGGAACCGGCTGACAGCGATCCCGACTACAAACCGAAAACCGCGAAACGGATCCAGGAGTTGCTCGCGCGTGCTGAACGTGCCGAGCGCGCCCTGGCCGCCCCGCGACCGCCGGCCGCTCCTGTCGCGCCTGCCGCTTCGACCCCGGCCCCGGCGTCGTCGTCTGCGCTCGTCAAACCCGACCCCGAAACGTTCCCGTACGGCACGTCGGACCCCGGCTACCTCGAAGCGCTCACCGATTTCAAAGTGGCCCAGGCCACGGAGAAGTCGCGCGCCGAGTGGACCGAAGGCCAGCGGGTCGCCAAGGCGCGTGAGGAATCACAGCGCGTGCTCACCGCCTTTGAAGCGAAGGCGGACGCCGCGCGTGTGAAACATCCGGATTTCGATGTCGTCGCGATGCTCGCGCCGACCGAGATTCCGCCGGGATCGGTCGCGGATCTGATGGTCCTCGAGGACGAAGCGGGCGCCGAGATTCTCTATCACCTGCAGCAGCCGGCGAACGCCGTCGAGCGCAAACGCCTCCTCGCCCTCGGGCCCCGGGAGCAATTCAAAGCCCTGGTCCTGCTGGGCGCGCGCTTGACCGCCGATCCGGCCGCTGTCCGATCCACCACGGCGCCGCCGCCTCCGCCGACGCTCTCGACGCGCGCCACGCCGGGCGATGCGGTCGAGCGGGCGATCGCGAGCGGCGATACGGCCGCCTACAACGCGGCGATGAACGCCCGCGATCTGGCGCGCTTGAAATCCTGAAGGACCTCACATGGCCGCTCCCAATTCGTTCGACTACACCGACTTCCTCGCGCGCGAGCAGCTGCGCAAGCTGACCAACAAGCTCGTGATCTCGGACGCGTTCGACACCTCGTACAACAAGAACTTCACCAAGACGTTTGCGACCGGCGCGGTCGTGCGCGTCCCGTACCCGGTGCAGTTCCTCCCCGGCACGGCCAACGATCTCGGCTACGAACCCCAGCCGATCATCGACCGCGCGACCGACGTGCGGATCAACCAGATGGCGAAGGTGCACTTCGCCTATGACGTGCTGCAGCGCGCGCTCGAGAGCCGCCACTTCGAAGAGGCGCTCACCGAGGACATCATCGATCCGGCCGTCAACACGATGGCGCAGGACATCGAAGATCGCTGCGCGAAGTACGCCTACATCCACGCGGGCACCGTCGTGGGCGTTCTGGGCACCAACCCGACGACCTTCGATCAGGTCTTCGGCGCGTCACGTCAGCGCCTGGTCAACCTGGGCGCCGGCCCCGGCAAGCGCATGATGATCCTGGCCCCCAACATCGCCCGGCCGCTCATCGCCGCGGAACTGCCGCTCTTTGCGCCGCTCGGCGAGATTGAGCGCGCGTTCAAGGACGGCGCGATCGGCCGCGCGCAGAGCTTCGACACCTACGAATCGGCCAGTCTCTACACGCACACCTCGGGCGCGTGGGCCGGCGTCGTGGAAGTGACCACCGCCCCGACCGTCAACGCGGATCTCGGCACCGGCATCACGTCGATGGCGCTGACCCAGACCAGCGGCGACACCTACGTGGTCGGCGACAAGATCAATTTCGCCGCGTGCTTCGAAGTCAACAACATGACCCGGCGCTCGACCGGGCGGCTGCGCGACTTCACGATCCTGACGCAGACCCTGGTCACCGCGACCACGTCGACGATCACCTTCTCGCCGCCGATGTTTGGCCCCGGCTCCCCGTATCAGAACGTCTCCGCGCTGCCGCTGGCGGGCGCGGATCTCTGTCTCTGGCCGGGCACCAACACCGCGGGATCCGCGGCGACCGCCAAGACCGGCGTGATCAGCCTGGCGCTCCCGAAGCAGAGCTTCGCGCTCGTCGGCGTCAAGCTGTCGCTCCCCCCGTCGGGCGGCGACTTCAAGAGCAGCACCAAACGCGACCCGGCGTCCGGGCTCGCGGTCAGCTTCGTCCAGCAGTTCGACGCCAAGACGATGGAGTGGATCACCCGCTTCGATTGTCCGTTCGGCATGGGCGATTTCTACAACGGCAACGCGATTGCGGTCGCAGGAGGCGTGTAAGTCATGGTCAACGGCATCAACACATTCGCAGCGACCACCAACTACGCGCGCTTCTCGTCCGTCGTCTTTCCGACGATGGCTGTGACGCCGCAAGTCGTCACCACCGCGACCACGCCGGTCGCGCTGACCACCGCGCAGATCCTGCAGGGCTTGCTCCCGGTCGATTGCCAGGATGCGGGCTCGATCACCACGCCGACGGCGGCCGCGATCGTCGCGGCCATTGAAGGCTGCCAGGTCGGGACCGCGTTCGATCTCGACGTCGTGAACTACGGCGACACCACGCTCACGATGGCGCTGGGGACCGGCGTCACCAAGACCACGATCGCCACCGTCGCGGCGGTCCTGACGATGGTGACCCTGGTCAGCAAACGCTTCCGCTTCATCGTCACCAACGTGACGCCGGGCTCGGAAGCCGTGACCATCTGGGCGTTCGGCTCCACGGCCGCCGCGGTCGCGTAAGAGATTTCGCGATTCGTGGAGGTGCGGGCGGGCCGTCGGCGGATGGCCCGCCCCTCGTGTCTTTTTTTCTTGAGGAGTGCTTCATGTCCGACGTTCTCACGCCCCGTCTCGTCTACCGCGGCCCGGCCGACGAGTCCGCCGAAACCGCGACCGCGACCGATCCCGACGATCTCGCCGCGAAACTGAAAGCCGGCTATCGGCTGACGCGCGTCGACAAGAAACACCCGGTCCCCGACGAGCCGGCGGCGACGATCACCGTGCCGGCGCAGCCGCTCAAGATCGGCAAGAAGTAAGGCCGCCGGATGGCGGTCTCGGTCGCGACGATCATTCGACACGTCCTGGTTGACGGCCTCGCGGTGGTCGGCGCGGGGGAACCCGTCAAGCCGGCCGACGCGATCGTCGTCCTGGACGCGATCAACGGCGTGCTCGACGACTGGAGCGCGGACGTGCAGACGTCGGTCGCCGGCGTCGTCACGCCGTTCACCACGCAGGCGATCCAGCCGCACACCATCGGCCCCACGGGCACCTGGGTGCTGCCGGTCCGCCCGGTGAAGGTGGACGGCCTCGCGGTCGCGCTGTCCTCGGGCGTCTTCACCATCATCGACGTGTCCGACGATCCGCGCTGGTGGCTCGCGCGCCAGGCCACCGGCGGCGCCGGCGCCTACTACGCCGCGGAGGTCCCGGATGGCGCGCTGTCGTTTGCCAGTGGCGCGCCCACGGCCGGGCTCGACGTGCTGCTGCTGACGCGCTGGGTGCTGGGGTCGGTGCTCCACACCGCCTCGCTCGTGCTGCCGCCGGGCTACCAGTCGGCGCTCGAGTTGACCGTGATGGAGGCCTGCGTGGATGCCTTTCACGCGACGCTGACCGCCAACCAGATCCGCCGCGCGGGCCTGGCGCGGGCGCGCATCTTCGCCAACAACCTGCGGATCCCGAGCCTCTCGGCCGCGGGCCTGGGCCTGCCGGGGATGACCGGCGGCCGCTGGGACGCGCGCACGGGCACCTGGAGCGGCGGCACGACGGGCGGCTTTGGATCCGGGTGGGTGGAATGAGCGCCGACGACGTCGTCGTCACGCCGGCGTTTGTGTCGACCGTGCCCGATACCGGGAGCCCGACCAAGGTCGGCCCGAACGCGTGGAACGCCGCGCGGAAATTCGACGGCGGCACCGACGGCGATGCGATCGTGCGCGACTCGACGGCGACCAATGGCGCGCGCTGGGCCGCCCTCGGGGGCGGCGGCGGAGGAGGCGGTACGGAGTACACCGAAGACACCCCGGCGGTGGCGAATCCGGTCGGGCCGATCGGGAACGCGCGGCGGCGCGACGCGCTCGTGTCCGAAGTCTCGGACGATGGCGACGTTATCACCGTCAACGCGACCGCGAAGGGCGAGGTCTACGTCAAGCACGTCGACGCGCTGCCGATCACGTCGGCCACGCTGGCCACCGCGGCCGCGCAGGCCACCCTGCAGACCGCGATCGATGCGATCAAGGTCGACGTCGACAAGATTCCCAGCCAAGGGCAGGCGCTCGCCGCGGCCTCGACGCCGGTGGTCCTGACGGCGATTCAGGCCGCGGCGCTGACGCCGCCGGCGGCGATCACCGGCTTTGCGACGTCGGCCAAGCAGGACACGGCGCAGACGGCGCTCGATGCGATCAAGACCGACGTCGACAAGATCCCCAGCCAAGGCCAGGCGCTCGCCGCGGCGTCCACGCCCGTCGTGCTGACGGCGATCCAGGTCACCGCGCTGACCCCACCGGCCGCGATCACCGGCTTTGCGCTGGAAGCCGGCCACGCCGCCACGATCGACACCTCGACCGCCGCGACGGCCGCGGCCGCCGGCGTGACCACGGGCGCGAAAGTCGTCACCGACGCCACCGGCACGATCCAGCAGTACCTGCGCGGGTTGGTGACGTTTTTCGCCAACGCGCTGGGGGCCGGGACCGCGGCCGCGGCCATCCGCCACACGCTCGCGTCCGACGATCCCGCCGTGGCCACCCTCGGCGCGACGACCGGCGCGAAAGTCATCACCGACGCCACTGGCACGATTCAGCAGTACCTGCGCGGGTTGATCTATCAGTCGATCACCGCGGGCGCCTTTCTCGTCACGATGGCGCGCAAATTCTTCTACGGCGCCGTCGTCACGCTGACGACGACGAACTTTGCCGGGCTGACCAATACCAGTGGGTGGCAGTCGGCGGCCATCGCCACCGGCGGCGCCGCCGAGATCCAGTTCCTGTTCGAAACCCTCGGCGCCGCGGGCAGCACGCTCCTGGTGGACTTCTACCTCGCGGAAGCGTTCACCTCGGGCAGTTTCACCGATGGCGCCACCGGCACGGAAGGCACGTTCACGGCGGCGAACCGCAAGAACAGCCGGTATATCGGCAGCCTGCAATGCAACACGACGACGACGGTGCGCGGGATGATCAAGTACACCGACGTCTCCGGCTCGCTGGCAGAACGCGTCGCGCTGCTGGCGATCAACAACTCGGGCGGCACCATTTCGGCCACCGGCGGGAACACCGTCTTTGGCTATGAGTTGATCAACTAAATGGCCTTCACCCTCGCGGCGTTGAAAACGGAACTGACCACCGATCCGAGCCAGCTTGGCTATGCGGCGTCGGTCGCCACGCGCGACGACTCGATCACGGCGGAACTCATCAACCGCGTGCGGGTCGCGATTGCGATCAAGCGCGCCGATATTGCGCCGTCCGACGTGGTGATTGCGATCGACGTGACCGATTACACGGCGCTCCCGGGCACGCCGACCGCGGCGCAGCTGTCCACCGAGCGGCGCTTCCTGTCGTGGATGGAAGCGGCGATCAGCGTCCCGAGCCTGCGCCTCACCAACGAGGACGGCACCGACACGATGGTCACGAAGAACTTCAAAGCGATGTTTCCGGCGGGGAGCGGCACGCTGACGCGCCTGACGGCGCTGGCACTGCGATCGGGCAGTCGCGCGGAGCAACTCTTTGGCGCGGGCACCATCATCACGGCGGGCGACGTGGCCGCGGCGGTGACGAGTTGATCCCGACCGCGCTGAAATTCGGGGCGAACGCCACGGATCGGGTGGACTGTGGGTCGTTCACGGCACTCGGCGTGCCGAACGCCGCGACGTGGGCGGGGTGGTTCATATCTACGTCGCAAGGCGTTGTGGGCCAGCGTATCGCACAGAAAGGGAATCACTATCTGACGTTTGCCAACGCCGCGAATAATCGCGTGGACTTTGAAACCGGACGCTCCACGACGTTCCTTCGCGCCCTCGCAGAGGCCTCAAGTTTTGCGGTGAACTGGACGACGCATCTTGGCACGCCCGTGTTTATTGCGGGGACGTACGACATCGGTGCGTCGAGCCTCCCGCGACTCTACATGGGCGACTTGAATACTCCAGCGGGTGAGCCGAGCGCGTATGTCACGCAAACGCTCGGATCTGGCACCGTCACTGATCAGTCGGCATCGAATCTTCTTCTCGGGAATAATGCCGTCCCGAACGCACCATTAAATGGCTCCTTCTTCTGGTTCTACGCAGCGTCCGCAGAATACAGCTTGGCTGAGATTCGGCGGCTGCAGTTCGTCCCGAACCAGAATTACCGCGCGTGTGCGGGTCGCTGGCGTCTAGGGGCGAATGGCCGCGGGCCAGTCCTGGACGACGCCGGCAATCGGAACCACGGCACGATCACCGGCGCGTTTCCCACCAATGACGTCCTGCCACGCGTCGGCCGCCGCTGGGCCGCCTAAAGGAATGACTATGACTGCCGCTCGCCGCGCGCTCCTCGTCCTCGTCGCCCTGCTCACGTGCACCACGCCGCTGCACGCGCAGTCGATCGGCGGCCCGATCGCGGTCACCGTCGTCGATTCGGGCACCGCGTGTGTCACCGCGCCGACGGCGTGCGCGACGTTTACCCTCGATAGCACGACCAATAGCGTCAGCCTCAACGTATCCGGCACCTGGACGGGCACGCTGACGTTTGAAGGCAGCAACAACGGCAGTGTCTGGACGACGGTGCTCGGCGCCGACCTGTCGACCCTGGGCGCCGCGAGCACGACGACCGCCAACGGGACGTTCGGGTTTGCCAATGCCGGGTTGGTCAAGATTCGCGCGCGGGCCACCGCCGCGATCACCGGGACGGCCGTCCTCACCGCGGCCCGCGGCGGCGGCGTCGGCGCGGCCAATGCGGGCGCGAGTGCCAACGTCACCCTCGCCGCCGAGACGACCAAAGTCATCGGCACCGTGCGCGTGAAGGGCAACCTGGGCGCGGCCTTCGATGCGGCGATCGCCGCGGCGCCGCCGGCCAACGCGATCCAGATCGCCGGGATCGGCTCGGGCGCGACCGGCGGGTTCCTGATCGGCGTGGCCGTCGCGGACACGTTCAAGAACGTCAACATTTCGACCAACACGACGACGCTCCTGATTACCGGCGTCGCCGGGCGTCACATTCGCGTCTCGTCGTTCGACCTCCTGACCGTGCTGGCCAATAACGTCGGCATCATCTCCGGCACCGGCGCGACCTGCGGCACCGGCAGCGCGGCGATTGTCGGCACGACGGCGGCGACCGGCTACAACCTCGCGGCCGCCGGCCGGGTCCAGGCGGGCTCCGGCGTCGGCACCGTCCTGCAAACCGTCGCGGCGGGCGATTCGATCTGTCTCATCACCTCGGCGGCGACGCAGGAAGTCGAGGCGGTCAAGGAATACAAGCGGGCGAAGGTCG